TGAAGATACGATAGTATTGGTTGGTTTTGGCAGTTGCCAGACCGTCCGCAGGCGTTGAACCAACGAATGGGTTCGATGCCATACCATAACGGGTTTTGAACCCGATACGTGGTTGGAAGGTGTCTTCACCAACGGCTTTGACCATTTGCAGTGGAACGTATGGGCAGTAGAATACACCACTGTCATATGGGTTCGTGCCTTTATAACCAACGGTGATGTAATCAGTGTTGGCATATGGGTCGATATATACGCGAATACGACCATTCAAGAGACCAGCAAAGGTGTTACCTGTGTCGTCTACTTGTAGGTTGTTTGCGATTGCAGGTGAGTAGTCCAAAGAACCAGCAGCAGCAAGAGCAGTAGCAACATCTGATGAACAGATTACTACGTTACCTTTACCACGACGAGTTTCTTTTGCGATTACGTTACACTCACGGTCGATTTGAACCGTCAGACCTTTGAACTTCTCAGCAGACCAACGACCATCAGCATCTGAGCTCAAGTCAAAGATACCATTTGCGGTTACGTTGGCTTGTTGAGCACCAGTTTTAGCTTGTGAGTTGATTGTGCGGATTACTTCGCGGTTGATTTCAGCGAGAATCTCGGTTGACAAGATGTTTGCCAACTCGGTCTCGGCGTCCAGACCATGAATCGCTTTCAGGTCTTGGGCCAATTCCAATGAGTATTCTGCTTTCAGCGCACGTGACTTGGCAGTCACAGTCTGACGCTCAATGGTGAAACCCATTTCGTTGAAATCAGAACCACCAGTTGAACCCAGTGCTTCACCATCGGCAGTTGGCATACCACCAGCGGCCAGGTCGGTCAGACGACCACCTTCTGAATCAACACCGTTCCAACCTGAAGCGTTGTCTGAATCGTGAGTGCCTGAAGAGTCACCTGAGAACTGAGTCTCGGCTTCGTTGAACAGGGCTTCACGGTTTGAAGTTGAACCACCTTGGTAACGTGATTTCATCGCAAAGATGAGACCAGTTGGGCCGTTCATTGGTTGCACACCGCATACGTCATATGCGATGAGGTTTGGCATTGCACGACGAACCAGTGAAATCAATACTGGGTCGAAGTTGTTTACTGAAGCAGTGTTGTTAGCAGGAGCGGCTTCTGAAAGGAAACCCATTTCTGCTTGACGTGTTTCAGCGATTGCTTTCTCTTGGTTTTCCAAGATAGCGGCAGTTACCGCACGACGATGGTGGTCGGTAATTGCGCCAGCAGAAGCTTCGTCCAATACTGGAGCCCACTTCTCGATTAGTGTGTCATAAGACTGTTGCATTTTATTATTCCTTATACTTTAGGTGCTGTTTTACGAATGGCAGCGAGGTAGCTATCCATTGAAGAGGAGAGTTCAACCGTTTGGTCTGCGTCTTCTACAATGGCTTCAACTTCTTCGTCACCAGTTACTTTTTTTGTGAAATATGATTCGATAACGATGCCAACTTTTTCAGCGAATTGTTCTTCACTGTCAAAATCGATATCGGCAACGAGTGATTTCAGTTTTTCGACCTGAGTCTCTGCAAGGTCACGAGCAGATTCACGAATAATCGTTTCACGCTTGTAAACTTCGAGTTCTTCAGATGTGTCGATGACTTTCTGAGTAGTTTCGTTGAGACGTGTCTCAAGTTCTTCTACTTGTTCAGCCAATTCGTCAACTAGGTCAACTTTGGATTCTGGAACGTCAATGTAAGACTCTGTGAAGAGGTCTTTCATTTTTTCCATGAAAGTCTCGGCAATTTCAGTGCGGAGACCGCTCTGGATTGCAACTTGATTTTCTTCCATCCAAGTTTCAACTACATAGTTTAGGTAGCTGTCTACTTTTTCTACAAGGTCAGATTTCGTAGAAGCAATTTCTTCTGCGAGTTCTTCCTTATACTGTGTTTCGATACGGTCAATTTCTTCTGACAGTTTCGATTTTACAGCTGCTTCAAAAATAACTGCGGTTTTAGCTTTGAACTCATCGCTGAGTGTAGCTTCAGACTCGACTAATGCGTTCAGTTCAGCAGTAGTGTCAACACTCGTTTCCACGATTGAATCTTCTTCTACTGTCACATCTTCGCCCATCATTTTGTCGTATGAAGCTGCAAGGTCTGCTTTTTTCATACCGTGCATTTTCATAGACATTGCATTAATCATGCCCGCTTTCGTTTTTGGAGCAGGAGCTTGTTTTGCTTTGGTTGCGTCACCTGCCTTATCAACAGATGCGATTGAATCTTCTTCATCAGTCGCATTTGCGTCAGGTTTCCCTTTAGGAGCAGGGGCACTACCTTCTTCGAGAGTTTCTTCCACGATTTCGTCTGTTACTTCATCGTGGAGTTCAACTTCCTGATTTACTTCTTCAGTCATATTTGACTCCTTACATACTAGATTTTAGTAACGAGAGGAAATTCTTAAACTCTCGAACACTTGTCTCATACAAGACAGGTTTCGGAGCGTTTTTAATTTCAGTCTCCATTTGTTCAATTACCTGAGGCTTGAGAACGCCGTTATCCCAAATCCAATCAACACCTTCCATGATTCCATTAACAAATGCGTCTGGTGCTGATGGGTCTTGCACGATGTCAACCGTGCTAAGAATAAAGTCGTCTTTGACGACCATTGCGCCGTTCTTCTGCTCAAGGCTACCCATACCACGAGTTGACACGCCTAGTTGCACACCACCGTCAAGGAGACCTTTAACAATCTTACCCATTGGAGTATCCAATATTTGTGCCTTTCCTACCACATCATTACCCTCAAACTTGAGGTCAGTG